AATAGGGACATACTCACGAGGGCGCAACGGCGGATATTCAAAACTATCCCCGTTGCTTTTAATATATTGCTATTTTAAAAAGTCAAATTATTGTTAAATAAACAGCAACAAATATTCAAAATGCAAATAAAAGACTTAATTTTAAAAACTGAAAGAGTTACTTGGCAAGATTTGCAAGATTTACAGCCAGTTAATCTTAAAAATAATTACCATAGTGAGAAAGTTAAGCAAAGTATTATTAGTAACGGCTTCGCAAGCTCAATTTATGTGTGGCAAGATGAAGATAAGATTTATATTATAGACGGGCATTGCCGCAAAGATATTTTAATAGAACTAGAATCAGAAGGCTACAATATACCAAGTAAGTTAAACTGCACCTTCTTAGATTTGCCAAACAAAAAAACAGCTATAAAATATTTATTACAAGTTTTTAATCAAAAAACTAATCCAATCAATGAAGATAATTTAAAAAATTGGCTAGAAGGGTTAAATACTAATTTAGACGACATAGATGTTGAAATTCAAGATTTGCATATAGAAATTGGTGAAAATAATATAGATTATTCACTTTTAGATGAAGAAGATAACGAAAGATTAAATGATATGTCTAGTGATGTTAAAAAGGCAATTCAGATAGAATTTAACTCCGATCATTACGAAGAAGCTTCAGAGTTAGTTAAATTTTGGAGAAGTAAAGAGATGTATATAGGAAAATTTTTATTAGATAAATTAAAACAAGAAAAAGGCAATTTATAATGGATAAGATTTTACTTAAAAAGCATCCTCACGGCTTTAAAACTGGAGGTAAAAGTCCAGAATTAAATCCCAATATCTTAGATTCTTGTTTATTAATTGAAAATGGAGAAGTTGTTGGATTTTTCCTTAAAAACTTGCCCAATAAAATATCTAAGTTAGCGAATTTATGTGATACAGAGTTAAGGAGTAAAAGAGTTCCTAAATCTGTAATGAAAAGGTCGAGCGGCTTTACTGACCCAAGTAATGAAGTATTGCAATACTCGACAATTATAGGCTCTATACCTCCTAAACCTCACATGAGAAGACCTTATCCATCTTTATCTTCTGTTCACCAAGTGAAGACGGCACAAAATTTTATAAAAGGTATGTTATTATTAGCTAAGGAAAGCGAAAAAATAATACAAGAATATATGCCAAAACAATATGGTTATATAAAAAATTTATTTGATAATGAGGTGGATCCAAAGTGGAAAATTGGCAATATATTTACCAGCTCTATATCTAATTTTAATATTAACGCAGATTTTCACGTTGACAATGGAAATATACCTAATTCTTTGAATGTTATTATCACAAAAAGAAAAGGTAGTGAGGGGAACAATTTGGTCGTTCCTGATTATGACGCAGTATTTGACCAATCAGATAATTCAATGCTTGTCTACCCAGCTTGGAGAAATATGCACGCCGTAACTCCTATAAAAAATTATGCTAAAGGAGGTTATCGCAATTCACTAGTGTTTTATCCATTAAAAGCTTTTATTAACAAATAATATGACTAAAAAGAAGCCTAAACATTTGCATAAAGACGCTGGAAGACCTGAGGCAATAACGCCTGATAAAGTCAAAGAATTTAAAACAGCTTTTTCAAATGGACTTACTATCGATCAAGCTTGTATTTTCACAAAGATTTCAAAGCAGACTTATTATAATCATAGTGAAAGGCACCCCAGTTTTGTTGACGAAATGAACGCAGTAAGAAAAAGCGTAGATATAAAGGCTAAAATGAATATTGTAAACAAGATAAAAGAAGGCGATGATATAAGCTCCAAATGGTGGCTAGAAAGGAAATGCAAAGAAGAGTTTAGTTTAAGAAATGAATTGACAGCCAAAGATGGTGGCGACCTATTGCCAAGAGTTATAAAAGATGATCTCTAATGATATTAAATTATCTCAAATAATAGCTCCATCGTTTCATCAAGTCCATAGAGATATTAGAGACGAGACTTACAACGAGTTTTGGCTACGAGGCGGCAGGGGTAGCACTAAATCAACCTTTGTTGCAGAGCAAATAATCTTGGGTATAATAAACGACCCTACAGCCAATGCAATCGCTATCAGAAAAACAGCTAATACAATAAGGACTTCGGTTTTAGAAACGCTATTATTCGCTATTGATATGCTAGGGGTGGATAAATACTTTGATCATATTAAATCCCCTTCTGAAATAACTTATTTGCCAACTGGACAAAAAATAATTATGCGGGGTTTAGATGAGCCTAGCAAGTTAAAATCAATCAAATTAAGAAAAGGTTATTTTAAATATTTATGGTTCGAAGAAGGCGAGGAATACAGCGGCTTAGAAGAAATAAGAAGTGTCAAGCAATCAGTTTTAAGGGGTGGTGATAAGTTTGTTGAGTTCTTTACCTACAACCCACCAAGAAACCCTAATCACTGGGTAAATAAAGTCCAAGATGAAATAAATGATGATAGATTAATTCATCATTCTAATTATCAAGAAGTCCCTAGACATTGGCTCGGTGAGAAGTTTTTTGCAGACGCAGAAAAGCTAAAGATAAATAACTTTGAAGCTTACCAGCACGAATACGGAGGAATACCAATCGGGAATCCTGAAGAGATTATATTTAGTGGCAAATATGAGGTTGCTAAGTTTGAAACGCCACCAATAAACGATCTATATATGAATAGATTGTTTTATGGTGCAGACTGGGGCTTTGCTAATGATCCTACAGTGTTAATTAGATTATTTATAATGGATAATAATTTATATATTGATAAAGAGATTTACGGATATCAAACACAAATAGATGACTTACCAGCCTTATTTGATCAAATACCTGATAGCAGAAGGTGGCAAATAAAAGCGGATAATTCAAGACCTGAAACTATATCTTATCTAGCTAGAAGGGGTTTTAACATAGAAGGGGCTTCAAAGTCTAGTGATAGGAGTGAGGGTGAGACTAAAAGCAGCTTAATAATTGATGGTATAGAATATATTAAAGGATTTAATAAAGTTATAATTCACGAAGACTGCAAGAAGGTTTTAGAAGAGTTTCAAAACTATTCTTATAAGATCGACAAAAACACTAAAGAAGTATTGCCAGTTGTTAATGATACTGCTGGCTGGGATCATGGGATAGATGCTATTAGATATGCTTTAGTGGATTATATCAAGCAAAATATATCTATCTGGGATGTCTTGTAGCCTATTTACTCCAATAATAACCAGCTTGCCTTTTTGATCTCTCAAGAGCATTGCTATTAATCAAGTTAATCAAACGACTGTAAGTCTCAGCAGCTTGACCAGTTAATTCTTGACCTTTAAATAATTCAATGATTGCTAATTCTTTTATTGTGTGTTGGATTTTCATATTTTTTTAATTTTATTAGTAATAAATCAAGTATATCATATTTTTCTTAATATGTCAAGTGCTATAATGTATTTACTATTAACTTAATGTTATGCTTTTAGATTTGAGCATTGTTTAGACGCAAAAAACCCTTCGATTAAAAAGGGTTATTTTGAAAAGTCATGCTTTTGAGTTATCGCAAAGTCCTTTAACAAAATATGCTTAGAAGATTTTACAAGATTTTCACAAATGATGTAAAACGGGCAGGTGATTTTCTCCCTAATATAATATTACTTCTGAATCCTTGCTATAAAGCAATCACTGTCGGAGCATTACCTCCACTTTATCCTCCCAAAGCCAAGCATACGACCACTAGGAAGGTTTTATTTCACTTTGCAAACAGAACTTAGCGATCAGTTAAGGAGCTTAATTGTAAAATTTGGATAAGTTTATCACTGTTAAGTCACTAGAATCCGACAACCACTTCTTTTAATTTGCTGGTTATTTTACAATGCGCTATTTTTTCCTTCTTATTCATTTAAACTTATACTTTAAAAATAAAGCGGTATTGCTACCGCCTTATAAAATAGCATATTGTATTGTTCTAGTGGAACAAGAAAGGACTGGTGATCAAGCCAGCTATTAATTTATATAATTAATCATTTTTTAATACTCAAGAACTTTTTTATTTTCTATTGATTTTTTTTTATCCAATAATAGAGTAGCCAGCAGGGACGCTTAAAACTCTATTGATGGCTAAGAAAAAAGATAATTATCACGCTTCCTATACCCTTAACGGATTAACCGACTTAGCTTTCGGTTTAGCTACTGATAAACAGGTATCAAGCACAGAAACGCTAAGGCTCAATAATCGTACTTATCTAGTAAGTAATGACCGACCAACCCTATCTTATGCTTATTCTACTTACGGTATTATTCAAACTTTGATTGACCAGCCTATTGAAGATTGCTTCAAAGGTGGGATACAGATTAAATCTGAAATGTTAGATGATGATGATATATCTGACTTGCAAAAATTCTTACAAGATGAAGGGGTTTTAAATACCATAAAAGACGCCATGAGGTGGGAAAGGTTATTCGGTGGTAGTGGTATAATCATTAATACAGTTGGTAAGTCTGATAGCCCGCTAAGAATAACTCAAATAAATAAAAATACTCCACTAGAGATTTACGCCGCTGATTTATGGGAGCTAAACAGATCAAGCACTGGTAGCTATACTGAAGAAAAGCCATACATTGCAGGAAGTGGGCAGCATGATTTCTATTATTATGGTAATAAACTAGATCCTTCAAGAGTTATTGCTCTAAAGGGCAAGACAGCTCCATCACTACTAAGACCACAATTGAGGGGTTGGGGTATGAGTGAGGTTGAAAGGGTTATTATTAGCTTTAATCAATTTCTTAAAAATAACAATGTTATATTTGATTTGCTAGATGAGGCAAAGGTTGATGTTTACGGTTTAAAAAACTTCCACCAAACAATAGGAACGCCTGAAGGTACTCAAAAGGTATTGAAGTCAATTCAAATGATGAATCAAGTTAAATCATATCAAAACGCTATTATCAAAGATAAAGATGATGATTACGAGCAAAAAACACAAACATTTACAGGATTAGCGGAAGTATTAAGAGAAATAAGAATAGCTATTGCTAGTGATGTTAAAATGCCAATAAATAAACTCTTTGGGCAATCCGCAAGTGGCTTTGCATCGGGTGAAGATTCAATAGAAAATTACAACTCTATGATTGAAGCAGAAATAAGAGGCAAGAACGATAACACTATAGCTAAGATAGTTAAGTTATACGCCAAGAAGTTATTTGATACTGAGGTTTATGATATAAAGATTGGCTATAATCCATTAAGAGAGCTTAATTCAGAGCAAGAAGCCAATATGAATAATGTTGTGATAAATAATATCTTGTCAATGGTAGATAGGGGCGTAATCACAATAGAAGAAGCCACGCAAGAAATAAACAAGCGTAATATTTTAATGACTCAAATTAATGGTTAAAACATTAAAGCCAGTTATAACTCCAGCAATAGAAGAAGAAAGGATAGCTAAAGAGATACTAGCTTTCTTTAAAAAAAGCCTATTTCAGCCCTTACTTGATGAGTTAGAAGAAAAACAAAAGCTATATTACAATTCAAGCGATGATTTGATAATTACAGCCATTAGAACTGGCAAGATAGGATACAAAGATAATTATTTTGCAGGTAATTTTAACATATCACTGATCAAAGCTTTTAAAAATCTAGGTTTTAATTTTGACACAAGAACTAGAAGGATAAAGGCAAATATAAATGAATTGCCACCAACAATACAGCTAACAGTAGGTAGGGCAGTCCTAGCAGGTCAACAATTAGCTGAAAGCTTGGTTACTAAATTAGATAATATCAATATTGACGCATCAATAAAAGATTTTCAATTAAATAAAAAATATGTTGATATTTTAAATAGACTAGATAAAGATTTAGTAAAATCGGCTTCTAATGTTGTTGGATTAAATATAATCACAACAGAAGATCAGAAGCTTAAGATAGCTCAAGAGTTTACAAATAACTTAGAGTTATATATAAAAGACTTTGCAGAAAAGGAAGTTTTAAAGCTTAGGGGTCAGATTGAAAAAAATGTTTTTGCAGGCATAAGAGCAGAATCATTAAAAGATGATATATTAAAAGAATTTGGGATCAGTAAAAATAAAGCTAGTTTCTTAGCAAAACAAGAAATCGGTTTATTTACTGCAAAATACAAAGAATCTAAATATTTAGAACTTGGTATTACTCAATATAAATGGTCAACATCTCGGGACTCAAGAACAAGAGAAGATCATAAGCAACTCAACGGCAAGATATTCAGCTTTGCTAATCCTCCTATAACTAATAAAGAAACAGGCGCACGCAACAATCCGCAAGAAGATTACGGTTGTCGTTGTGTAGCCATTCCAATTTTTGACGATTAAATGGCATTAAGAAAATATCAAAGAGATGTATTAATTAATACATTATATCTAATTAGATTAGCTAGCCCATCAGGGTTAGGTGAATCAATTAAACCTAGAATTACTAGCGTTGGAGGTCTTCTAACTGTTTACGGATCAGAAAAAGAGCCAGTCGGACTTACTCTCGCAAACATTAGTACTAAAATGGCTTTGGTAGCGGATGATGTTGATATAAAGGCGGTAGAGTCAATACCTAATTATATATGCATTGTGCAAAAATCAGGGACATCTACAGAACTTGTGTTTACAGGCATTAATACTGAATCAACTATAGCTACTATTTCTTAATGAAAAAAGAAAATTCTATTTTAAAGGGTCAGACCTATACATCAAGATTTCTTGAAGCTGGACTTGTTCAGTATGAAGATAGCTTGTCTATAATTAAGCAAGAGAATTTAGCCAAGATAGCTGAGAAGTTTAAGGGCGTCTATGTAGTTATAGAACATCAAGACTTAACAGAAGAAGATAGAGAGGAAATTGTAGGCTATGTATCTAAAGTATGGATGCAAGACGGCTGGGCTTGGTGCGATGTTGTTATAACTAGTCAAGAAGCAATAGATTTAATCAATGAAAAAGGATATTCGGTAAGTTGCGCATATAGTGCGAAGGTAATACCGACAGCAGGAACTTATCATAATATAGCTTATGATAACGAGATAGTAGATTGTTTAGAAGCAATCCACTTGGCAATAGTGGCTAACCCTCGATATGAGGATGCCTTAATTTTAAAAAACTCAATTAAAGAAAAAGTTATGACTATTTTCAAATTTAAAAAAGAAGAGAAGAAAAACTCTATAAAAACTAAAGAGCTTGAAATAGAGAATGCTCTTTTTGAAATAGAAGAAGGCAAAACAATACCATTAAACGATATGGTAGAAGTTTACAAAAATGCCAAAGAGGAAGAAAAAAGAAAAGAGGAAGAAGAAAATAAAAAAGTCAATGCAGAAGATGAATTAGAAATTGACGGCAAGCTTATAAAGGTCAAAGACTTGGTATCTGCTTACAAAAACAAGATGAAGAAAAATGAAGAAGATGAAGAAGACAAGAAAAAGGAAAATGAAGAAGATGATAAGAAAAAAGAAGATGAGATGAAAAAAAATGAAGAAAAAGAAAAAAAGGAAAAAGAAGAGGTCAAAAAGAACTCTAAAGATTTTGAGGAAATAAAGGCAGCTAAGGCTAAATTTGAGAACTCATCAGAAGCGAGAAAGGTTAAAATATCAACTGACATTTCGCAATTCGCACTTGGTAAGAGTCTATATGGCTCTTCAAAGTAATTATTTTTTATTAACTAAATTTTTATAAGAAAATGGCTCAAGAATTAAACCAATTTTCACAAACTACCGAGAAAGGTATTTTGGATTTGGCTTTCAATCCAAATGTTTTGAATGCAAAAGTAGCTAGTGGTTCAAGTGATACCCTAGTAGGTGGCTCAGTTGTAGTAATACAAGATGAAGCTGGAAGCATTGTAACTGTAGATAAAGCGGCTGCAATAACTAACGACATTTTCGGTGTTGTTCTTTACGAGGTTAAAAAATCTTCTTTTGTTGCTGATGATTTTGTAAGGGTAGCCTTTGCAAACTCAGTTGTAATTATGGAAGCCTCCGCAGCTATTGCTAAAGGTGCAGCAGTTGAAGCCGTATTGACTGGTGATAAAATAGCTACTCAATCAACAGGAACTACTATCGGTCGTGCTTTGGATAAAGCTACTGCTGATGGCGACTTGGTAAGAGTTTTAATCAAAACTAACTAATCATTAATTTTAATTTAATATATACTTAAAATGTCTAACAAGATTTTTAACATGATTGCAGGACTTGAAGCTGGCAATCTAGCTGATGGCTCTTTGGTTTCATCTGTTCAAAACAGTAAATCAAAGGCTCTTTATAATGCAGCTCCAGCTGGTTATGAACAAACTATCGATACCCTAACCACTATCAAGCAAGAAGTAATTCAACAAAAGTTTTACCAGTTCCCTATTGCTGATTATGTACCAGTAAAAGTGGGTGAAGGTGCTTTTTCCAATGAATTCCTTTATTACACTAGCTTTGAATTATCGGGCAAGTTTGAAGAAGGTATTATGGGTCAAGGAACAGGAACTAGAAAGCCTAAATCTGATGTTGCTTATGATGCAAAAAGGCTCCCTACTTTCTTCTGGGCTAAAGAAGTTGATTATTCAATGGTCGAAGTCAATCAAGCCGCTAAGAATATGGGATCAGCTATATCTCTTATAACTCAAAGAGAGCAAGCTCAGAAAAAAAACTGGGATTTAGGTTTGCAGAAAGTTTCGGTACTTGGGGTTAGTGGTCTTGGTATGGAAGGTTTGTTGAACTTATCAGGCGTTACCAATAACACAGCAGCTATCACTAAATCAATATCAAGCATGACTTCAACAGAGATCAATGACTTGGTTAAAGATTTATTGGATGCTTACGCTGCATCTACTAATGAAACAGAATTGCCTAATACCTTTATCGTTCCTAGTGACGATCACAGGGGCTTAAGTCAATATGTTACAGGCACAGGCTTTTTTAATAAAACAAAGTTACAAGTATTATTAGAAGCTTTCCAAGCTGGTACTGATAATCCTAATTTTGCAATTAAGTCTCTAGCTTATGCTAAAAACTCAAGAAGTGGATTAGGTGTTGAAAGATATGTTCTTTACAAAAACGACTCACAAACTTTAGAAATGAATATACCGATTGACTACACTTCTACTTCTTTTGGAACTTCTAATAGCTTTGATTTTAGCTCAGTTGCTTATGGTCAATTTACAGGTGTTATTGCTAAACGCCCTAAAGAGATTTTATATTTCAGTTACTAATTTAAATCATAATTAAAGATGAAAGAGATTATTAACAATTCTAAAAGTGATTTGATGACTTCGCAAGGGCTTGTAAAAGTTGGCGAAACTATCATTTTAGAAAATGAAAAAGAAATAGAAACTTGCTTAAAACTTGGTGCTAATCTACTTGAAAATATTAGAGTAAGCTCAAAGAAAAGCAAAAAATTAGATTATCAAGAATAAGCTATGGCAAACCCTTTCATCGACACAATAACAGTAGATGACTTCAAAGATCAATTCTATCGTGATTTTGACTTTGTTGATGATTGGGCTGCTGGCACTTATAACGCGGGCGACAGGGTTTTTTACCTTGTAAATAATAAATTCTATAAAGCTAAAAGTGATGGGATCAGTTCAACGCCAGACACAATAGCAGATTGGGATTTATTGCCGCCTAGTGGGCTTGTAGCTTCAAAGGATATAGAGAATGCTTTTAAAGAGGCTAAGGCTTCTATAAACGACGCTATAACAAGTAGAGAAGATGATTTAAGGTTAATCTATCTATATTGTACTGCTCATTATCTAGTTAATGATTTAGGAGCTAATGGACTTGACAGCCAAGCGGTAAACCCAGTTGCTTCAAGATCGGTTGGAAATGTAAGCGAAAGCTATTCTATCCCGCAATGGCAATTAGACAGCCCTATTTTTTCTTTTTACACAAAGACAAGTTATGGTTTAAAATATCTTAATCTAATTCAAGGTTATATGATAGGGGTTGTAGGTATAGCTAAAGGGGGAACAAATGCCTAGTGATATTGTTATTAAAGATGATTTTACAGGTTTAGATAAATTAGAAAAAAATTTAAAGTCGCAAAAAGTGGCTAAGGTTGGTATTTTTGGCAATAAAAATGCAAGAGATGATGATACAACAAATGTCAAAGTAGGAATGAAGCATGAATTTGGTTCTTTTAGTGAAGGCTTGCCTCGCAGGTCTTTTTTAAAAGATCCATTAGCTTTGAAAAGAAAGGAATTTCTAAAAAGAGCTAGGAAAATAATTGATAAAGATATTTCTGATAGTGTTGATTCAGATCAAATACTAGAAAAAATAGGGGTATTGGGTGAAACTATTGTTCAAGAAGCCTTTGAAACTGGAGGCTTTGGAACTTGGAAACCTATATCAAGAAGTGGTTCGATATTAATTGATACGGGTCAATTAAGAAGCTCAATAACTTCTAAAGTAGAAAAATTATGATGCCGCAAATTGCAAGTGCTTTTAATGGCTGGCAGCAGTCAATAACAATAGAAAAAATAACTTCATCTATTGTTGATTTTAAAAGAGTTGAAGCTGCGACAGTAATTGAATTTAAAGGCACGGTGCAGCCACTAAAAACTCAAGACTTGGCTATAAAGCCTATTGAGACTAGGGCTTGGCAATGGCTCATGATTCACACTAAAGATAATATAGAATTAAAGGTAGGCGATAAGATAACCTATGACAGCTTAAAATATAAAGTGATGAATAAGAATAATTACAAGCTAAATGGTTATTTTGAATATCATATTGTAGAGGAATTTAATAATGGCTGATTCTATTTTGATTGTTGCAGATATTATAAAAGAGTTTATGGCTTTAAATGATAACGCCGTCTATATCTATAATCAAGATTTTAAAAGAAATACAGGTGATTTACAAGTTGTAATACAATATAACAGCTCAACGCCTTATTCAGTAACTAATAAATTTAAACCTAATACTGAGGGTGTAGAAGGTGCAACACAACAATTAAGAGTGCAAACAAAAGAAGATTATACAATTAATTTGTTATCTAAAAATGAAGATGCTAGATTGCGAAAAGAAGAAGTTTTAATGGCTCTAATATCTCAAAGAAGCATTGATTTACAAAACCAATATCAATTTAGTATTGCTAATATATCAAGTAGCTTTATTGATGTTTCGGAGGTTGAAGCTTCGGGGGCTTTAAATAGATTTGCGATAACTATTTCATTAATCACAAGTTACATGAAAGAAATTGACGCTCCTTATTATGATGATTTTACTATTGGCGATGTCAAAGTAGATGAGTTGTAATTTAATTTTAAATATTTTGAAGAAAAAATGACTATACCATTAACAAATATAATTAATGTTTCGGTTACTTCTACGCCGCAAGGGCTACAAGTGCCAAGTGTAAACAATATTGCATTATTCACAACAGAAGCTCCAGACAATGTAGATGATTACAGGGTTTATTTAGAAGCTAAGTCGGTTATAACTGATTATGGCACTAATGCAAAAACAGCAGAATTTGCAAACCTTATATTCTCGCAAAGCCCTAATATCTTAAGCGGCAATGGTAGCTTAACTATTGTTCCTATGCAGGCGGCAGTAAGTGCCACGCAAGGCGATTTTACAACTGATGACATAAGCGGCAATCTAGCAAACCTAATTGCTATTGCTGATGGCGATATTAGAGTTGTCTTAAATGGCAATAATATTGATTTAACAGGTTTAAATTTTACAAATGCCACTACTCTTGAAAATATAGCTGCTATTATACAAAAAAAGCTAACTGATGTTATAGTTGAGGCAGTAGGTAATACAATTAAATTCACTTCAAAGAAAGTCGGGCTTGATTCTGATGTTGATGTTGTTCAATTACCAACTGGTAGCGGCTCTGATTTAAGCGGTGCTAGCTTACTTAATGTTGCGAGTGGCACTGCTACTAGTGGGGCTAATTCAAGCGGTGAAACTATACTTGAAGCTTTGGCTAGAGTAGAAGAGCAAACTGGTTTTGTTGGTGTATTCTCTAACTTACAAATTGAAGATGCGGTTGTCAGCTCAACAGCTACAGCGATACAAGCTAAAAATAAAATGTTTATTCATCATTTTTCTAGTAGTGAAGATTTAGAAGATACAACGGGTATTTGCTCAATAATCAAAGATGCAACACAAACTAAAACTAGATGCTTGTATTATTCGGTTAGCCCTCAAGAAGCTAATAAAATGAAGGCTGCTTGGGTTGGTCGTGCTTTTAGTGTTAATTTTAGCGGGTCAAATACTTCTCAAACAATGTTCAATAAAACATTGGCAGGAATAACTCCAGATGTTGCAATAAATCAAACTATACTAACTAAAGCAAAAGATGCTGGGGCTGATATTTACGGATCGGTTAGTGGTTTAGGTGTTACTTTTTCGCATGGTGCTAATGATTTCTTTGATAATGTCTATAATCAACAATGGTTTAAATTTACCGTTGAAGTATCTAGTTTTAATTATCTAAGGAAAACTAATACCAAGAAACCACAAATTGAAAGCGGTATGGACGGACTAAAAGCCACTATAGCTAATAATGCGTGCGAAAAGGCAGTTAATAATGGAGTTATTGCACTTGGCTTAACTTGGAATTCAGCAGAAACATTTGGTAATCCAGAAGACTTTAGAAGAAATATAACCGACAAAGGTTATTTCATTTATAGCCTACCTATTGCACAACAAGACCAGTCAGAGCGTGAAGCAAGACAAGCTCCACTTGTTCAAATTGCTATTAAATTAGCAGGGGCTTTACATTCAGTAAATATTATTGTTAACATTGAAAGATAATTAAATTATGTCTACAAGTACACAAACAGGAAACGACACTATCACAATTAACGATAGAGTTTTAACCGACTTCGGCGATGGTTCGGTTGTAAGTATAACATTCCCAAATGAATTAGTTGCAGTAAAGACTGGTAAAAATGGCAATGCTATTTATTCTCTTAATGAAACTGGTAAGCAAGCTGATGTTGAATTAAGGATTTTAAGAGGTTCTAGCGATGATAAATTCTTAAACTCAATCAAGCTATCAATGCAATCTGATATTGCATCCTTTGTCCTTCTTAATGGCGAATTTGTTAAAAGAATTGGTGATGGCTTAGGTGGTGTTAGCCGTGAAATAATATCACTTAGTGGTGGTGTATTTTCACAAAGCAACGACACTCAAAGCAATGTTGAAGGTGACACTGAACAGGCTTTAACAATTTATAGATTAAAATTTTCTAACGGCTCAAAATCAATAGCATAAATTTATGACAAGCAACGAAATAATATTTGATAATGGAGATGAGGCGGTAATTAATATTGCTTCATTTTCAAACTGTATCAAACTAAAAAGTGCAATAGCTAGAGCTCTATTAGCTCAAGGCGTAAAGCTAGCTAATATTGATTTAAACAATGCTGAAACTATCATTGATAGCATTTTGGCAGTAGATTGCAGCGAAGATGTTTTAAAAGCAGTCTTTGCTTGTATTGGTAAATCTACTTATAACAAAGAAAGAATAACAGAGGCTACCTTTGAAGATGAGAAAGCTAGGGAAAATTATTATGAAATAATCATTGAGTGCTTAAAGCTAAATTTAAGCCCTTTTCTCAAGCCCCTTATTTCAAAGTTAAATGGCTTAGCGGTCAAAAAGGAAGGAAGCCTGAAATAGAAATTGCAGCAAGCGAGCTAGATTTAATTTGTTTAAGACTAGCTAAGGCAGGGTATGGCGGGGGCATACCTCAAAGCATTGCAGATATGGATTGTGATTGGGTTATGAAAATAATTCAATATGAAGATTTTTGCAGTGATTATGAAAAAGCATATTTAGATTTAAATAAAAATGGCTAGCGTAGGAGAATTATTTATAAGTTTAGGAATTAAAGCCGATGAGGCTAGCCTTAAGCGTGTAGATAATGGGATTAAATCAATTAGAAATGGAACTATTGCTCTCGGTGCCGCCTTTGCTGGTGCAGTTGTAGGGCTTGATAGATTTGTTGATGGCTCTTTGCGTGGCGTTGTAGCTTTACAAAATTTATCTAATCAAACAGGGCTTGCGATTGAAGAGTTGCAAAAATGGCAACAAGCAGGTCAATTATCTAATCTAGCTATTAGTGCTGACCAAATAGCTCAATCAATAGGCAATGTTCAACAAAACCTATCACAAATAAGACTAGGTCAAGGCGATATAACCCCCTTTCAATTATTAGGCGTCAATGTTGGTCAAGATGCTTTTGGCGTATTAGATGAATTAAGAGGCTCAATTAAAGGTTTAGACAATGCAACAGCTACTAACCTATTAACTCAAATTGGATTAACCCCCGACTTTATCAATATTTTAAAATTAAGCAGACAAGAATTTGAAGAATTAAGCGAAAACACTTTTTTAAATCCAAAGCAAAGAGAAAATATTGACAGGGTAGGAACTAGCATAAAAGCCCTAAAATTAAGATTCATAGCCTTAAAAGATCAAGCGGTTGCAAAGATAGCTCCACAACTAAACGAGCTAGTGCAGCAATTCTTTAGTTGGTTAAAAGATAATGGCGATAAAGTAATAAATATAATTACAGGGTTTGCAAAGGGATTTACTTTATTTGCTCAAGCCATAGGTAACGCCTTTAATGTTCTAGCTAATTTTATTTCAAATATTACAGGAATTGAAAGCGGTGTTAAAGCCCTAGCCCTAGCCTTTGGTGCAATAACTTTGGCAATGCGTCCTATGCTTCTTGGCTTTACTGCATTGTTGATTATATTAGATGATATAGCAGTATATCAAAAAGGCGGTGAAAGTCTTATTGGTAACTTTATGGATATGTTCTCAGGTGGCGATAAGGTAGTAGGTCTAAAAGCCTTTGCGGTAGGTGTAGGGTTGTTAGCTTTATCTTTTGGTAGACTTGGTAATTCGTTGAAATTATTTAAAGGCGCTAATCTTTTAATGCTTGGCAAGTTACTTGGAATAGGTGGCTTGGTATTTGGTGCAGGCTTCACAGGTGCAAAATTAGGCAAGATGGGTGCAGGTGCTTTAAATGAAAATGAAGGCTTTACTAATTTTATTGATAAAATACTAGGTAACAACCAAAATTCTATAAATCAAAGAATAGGCTTAAATCCTGCTTTATCATCAGCAACAGGAGTTACAACGATTAATAATAATGTAAGTATTAACGGTATTCAAGATCCAATAGCGGTAAGAAATGAATTAACAAGGGGTCTTGATAATATCACAAGCGATACTTTAAAAAGGGTTCAATCAAGTCAAGGTAATAATTTATAATATGGTTGCAGCACCTCCAAATACAAGTTTATCAATACCAACAGTAGATGGCATAACTAAAAATGCTGATATAGCTAGTGGTTTAGTTGGTAAATATGTTGTATCTCCTATTGCCAATTTAGGGCTTGCAGGGCTTGGCTTTGATATTTATGAAGAGCATAAAATAGAATTGCAAGCTGATATAACGGATCATTACACGGAGCAAAACACAGCCGTTCAAGATAATATAGCTAACAAGCCGCTTATGTGCACCTTAAGGGGTCTTGTAGCCGAGCAAGTAGCAGAAAGGGCGGATTCTAAAGGGGAATTTGTAGAGCTATTTAAAAAGCTAACTGTAATCAATAGCTATGTCCCAATAGTAACACAACAAGCAAGACAATTAAATAATGTTATAACTGGTCAAAAAGCTGACAAAGTGCAGTTACTAGATGATTCTTTAGGTGCTGGTGTTGATATTTTTAAAACATTTAAAGAATTAAATCCACCAAAGACGAAACAAGCTAAGGCATATAATTTTTTGAAAGCCTTATATGATGCTAAACAATTAGTAGGTGTTGACACTCCTTTTGGCTTTTTAAAGAATATGGCAATTCAAAGCTTGGTTATAACACAAGGGGATAATGCTTTTCAGTCGGATTTATCGGTTACTTTAAAACAAATTAGATTTGCCACTACTCAGACAATAGAGCTAGATGCTAATCAATATCAAAGTAGGACGGCTAATCAAAGATCAGATGTAAAAAACAAAGGCAAGGTTGAAGGTAAGAAAAAGGATTTAAAATCAATAGCAAGTAGATTTTTTGGAGGTTAAGATATGTCTAAACAAATAACAGAAATTTCAAGCGATGCTAGGCAGTTATTAACAATAACAACCGACGCGCAAGATACTTTTAGCTTAGAGTTATCTTATAGCGACTTGCAGCAAGCTTGGTTCTATAATATCACTTTTGGCGATACTGTAATTAACGGTCGTAGAATTGTAAATGCTGCTAATATATTAAGAGCTTTTAGAAATGTTTTACCTTTTGGCATTGCTATAACCTCAACAGATGCAGGCGAGCCAATATTTCTTGATGATTTTTCAATCGGCAGGATAGAATTAATAGTTTTGGAAGCGGAAGAAGTGGTTCAAATTGAAACAGATATTTATATTTCATGAAATTTGGCAGACAATATAAATTATTGGTAGAGATCAAAGAAAAAGGCAAGCTAACTGAATTTATAGAAATAGCTAATCCATTGACGATTGAATTTCAGATTGAACGAAGCACGGGGGCGTCTCTTAATAATGCAATACTTAGGGTTTACAATTTAAAAGAAAGTAGCAGGTCGGTTATATTTCAAAATAGATTCGATATGAAAAATCGAACTATTGACAAGCGTAGAATTGTTTTGCAAGCTGGTTATGGCGAGCTATCAACAATCTTTATAGGTGATTTGATGGAGGCTTATTCATACAGGCAAGGCAGCGATATAATAACCTATATGCAAGCATTAGATAGTGCGGCACTTACCTATAATTCATATATAAATAAAACCTTTGATAAAGGTATAACTAGGAAGGATTTATTTGATGAATTAGCCAATTTTATTGGGTTAAAAAAAGGTGCGGTAGGCGAAACAGAAGGGGAATATAAAAGAGCCGTGCCAATTAATGGCAATACTTTTAATTTACTTGATAAAAATTTCAAAGATGAATATTTTATTGACTTAGAGACTATAAACAAGTTAAAACCTAATGAGGCTATAAAAGGCCAATTATTTAATATTAATTCAGAAACTGGACTGTTAGGCACGCCATTATTGCAAGGAACTTTTATTAATGTTGATCTGATATTTGAGCCAAGAATAAGAGTGGGTCAAGTGGTGCAAATTGAATCGGCTTTTAATCCAAAGTTTGACGGTCAATATAAAGTAATTGGCGTTAAGCATAGTGGCACGATCTCAGAGGCTACAAGTGGCGAGGCTAAAACTAACTTACAGCTACTAACTGGCGATAAATTAACTAAAGGCTTAAAATTTGTATCATGATAGATAAATCAAACCCCGACTTAATAGATATTTTAGATGGATTGAAAATAGATATTTTCAAAGAATTAAATTGCCATAAAATAGGCACGATAGAAAGCTTTGATAGTGATAATCAAACTGCTACAGTTAGCTTAATTGATAAAGGCGTAAGAGATACTATTGATGGCGAGGTGTTACAAACTTATTCATTGTTGCAAGATGTGCCAGTTATTGTAAACAAAGGGGCGAGCGGTGGCTTAACAATACCTATAAATGCTGGCGATACTTGCCTAGTGCTATTTAATGATAGAGATATTGATAATTGGTTTGATGATGGATTAAGCCAAAAACCTAATACAAAGAGAACTCACGACTTAGCAGATGCTATTGCTTTAGTAGGTATTAGAAGTCAAGTTAATAAAATAACTGATTATAATAATACGGCGACAGAGCTTAATTATCTAGCAAATAAGATTTTACTTGATAATTCAAAAATTAGCTTGCTTAATAGTGCTGGCGGTCAAATAAATTTAGATGATAAATTGGAGCTTAAAAATACAGCAGAAAGCTTAAAGGCTATAATTGATGAATTAATAACAATTATAACTAGCTTGCAATGTGTAGACCCAGTTAGTGGCAATCTACCTATTGACGCTGGCACGGCTTCAAGCTTAAGTGCATTATCAACTAGAGTAAGTAATTTATTAAAATGACTACTATTAGATCTTTAGATAAAAATGATGATTGGACTTTTGGTAAGGGTAAAGCTGATTATAAAAAATCCAATGAAGGCTTAAAACAACATATCATATCTAGGGTTAGAGAGTGGAAAACTGATTGTTTTTTTGCTCAAAATAACGGCGTAGATTGGAATAATAGATTGGGCTACAAAAAGCAAAAAGATATATTAATTGATGAAGTAAGGGACATTTTACTTAAAACTAACGAAGTAACGGAGGTTTTAAGTTTAGATGCGAACATAGAAAACAGACAAGCAACAGTAACGGCAAAAATCAAAACTATATATTCACAAAGTGAAACTATAGTTATAACTCAATAATGAGTACATTAGATCAAAACGGATTAGTTACTGATAGCTTAAATGAAATTATCACGGCTTTTGAAACTGGCTATAAAAATATTTATGGCAATGATATAGCTATTTCTAGCGACTCACCCGATGGACAGAGAATAAATATTGAAGCTCAAGCAATAAGAGATTTATTGGAATTATTGCAAACAATCTACAACAATTTTGATTTAGATCAAGCCAATGGCGAGGCTTTGGATAGACTAGCTCCATTGTTAAATATTGCTAGGCAAGGTGCAACATTCACACAGCAACAAGTAGAAATAACAACTGATAGAAGTTTAACTTTAGAAGGGCTTGACGATGACGCAAATAATATTGATGGCACAGGCTACACAGTAGCAGATAATACAGGTAATGAATTTATTTTGCTTGATACAACTAATATCGCTAGTGCTGGTACTTATCTTTTAACTTTTAGAGCTAAAGAATTAGGCTCAATAACAACGCTACCTAACACAATAACAAACCCAATAACCGTTGTTCTAGGCGTAACTAATATTGACAATCCAAGCGGTGTTTTGGAGCTTGGCAAGGATGGAGAATTAGATTCTCAATTTAGATTAAGATTATCAAGATCAAGTGCTAATAGATCAAAGGGCTTTACAGATGGCTTGTTAGGCGATTTGTTAAATGTAGATAGCGTAACCGATGCAAGAGTTTATGAGAATTTCACAAATACAACTGATGCAAACTCAATACCAGCTCATTCAATTTGGGCTATCGTAGAAGGTGGTTCTAATACTGATATTGCTAATGGTATATATACCAAGAAAAATAGCGGATGTGGTTTAAAAGGTAGTGTAGCCGTTGATATAATTAAAGATAATGGCGAGATATTCCAAGCTAAGTTTGACCGACCTACTTCTAAAAATCTATGGATTCAATTTAATTTAAAATCGACAGTTGCAGGAACTTCTTTTGATATTGACGGCATAAAGCAATATATAACTGATAACCTAACTTTTGAGATTGGCGAGGCTGCTGAGACTTCAAGAGTAACAGCTATTGCTTTAGAAGCTATAAACTCTTTAGGAGGGGGTGGTGTGCCCTTAAATTTAGAAGTGTCAGATGATGGTATAACTTATGTTAACTTTTTAGATGTTGCAACAGTTGATGAAAAATGGATTGTTGATAATGCAAGGATAACTATTACAGAAATCTAAAATGGCAATAGATATTAAAGAAGTTTCGAAATATTATCAAAACTTATTGATTATACAATATAATCAAAAAGAAAAAGCTAAGGCTGAGATTGATTTATTTGTAAAAAACTTACTCAATAATGATATTTATTCGCAAGTCGAAAATGCTTTTAATCTTGAAACTGCGGTTGGTAAGCAGTTAGATGTTATAGGTAAGCTAGTCGGTGTAAATAGATTTTATCAAGCTACAGGCGAGGCTATAGGTGATAATGGTCAGGTTGTAGAATATATCGATGTAAACACGCTTTATAATGTAGAAATAGCTGATTATAACAGTAATACTTATGGCTTGGAAGTTTCAGAATATGCAAGCTTGCAAATCGGTAATAAATTAAATGATAATGATTATCGCTTAATTTTAAAACTTAGGATTGTTCAAAATAATTCAGATCATAGCGAAAAATCTATCGATGACGGATTATTTCTATTTTTTGAAGATAGGATAGTGCAATCAGCAAGTGATAATATGACTATGGTTTATTTTGTAAAAAGTAATGAAAGCCGAGTAGCTTTAATTGCATTTAGCAAAGGTGTATTGCCAAGGCCGATGGGTGTAAATCTAAATGGATTAATTGTAAGAGATCAGCCTTTCTTTGGCTTTACGACTTATGATACACAAATAGATAGTAGCAATGTTGCAGGCTTTACGACTTATGATACTGATGCTGCTGGCGAAATATTAACTTATGATAAAATAATTCAATTATAATGGCTAAACTCACAAGAAAAACGCAAAAACTATTTGCAAAAAATGTTGATAAAGGAGTATTTGGTAGCTTCAAAGATGGCACGCCAACCACAACAACCGATTTAGATTTAATACAATCAAGCGATTATTTGAACGGCTGGATTGAAGGCTATAAAGATAATAACGGGGATAAGCAAGCTGCTATTGAAGAGCAAAATGCTTTAAAATATGTCAATGATTATCAAAATGCTTATTTGTTGCAAGAGGGTATAGCGGAATATGATGCAGGCACAGAATACCATATTGATTCAATGGTTAAAGAGAATGGCACAGGTTTAATTTATAAATCTTTAATCAATACCAATATTGGGCAAGCTCTAAGCAATGCTTCAAAATGGCGTAAACTTGGTAATTTAGATCAAGCTAACAATGTTGTAATTGTTAAGCAAGAAAGTGATTTCAAAAATCAAGACGCATCTAATATCTATTTAAGAGATACTAACACGATGTATTATATATCAGTTAGTCAATTAATTATTACAAAGAATATAGTCTGTGATTTAGATGATTTATCTGTTGCTTTTGTTGGCTCGGGTTTACCCAATACTCAAATTATTTTTGCTGCTACTTCTAACGGATTTAGTAATACTTCTGGAAAAAGAGTTAAATATCTATATTGGAAGAATTTAAGATTTTCAGGTGCAACAGGTACTACTCCACTTGCAACATTGACAGGTCACCCCACAAACTCTTTAGAAAGTGAGGTAGTATGTTCACTATGTCAGTTTGAAAATTTCTCAGGTGCAACTTTTATCAATATGACTGGTGTTTTTTGGCTTGGAGTTAAGCAATTTCAAGTTGGAGAATTAATTTATGATAATGTTTCGGTTGTTAATCATATTAATTTTGTTGGTCGCCATTTTGTATCAACTGGAAATCCTTTTTATACTTTTAAAACAAATTTAAGGCAAGCCAATATTTCATCATCTGCTTTTTTTCAAGCAAAAGGAGAATCTATTTTAAATGTTGATCCTGCAATTTTACCTACTTCTGGACTGTCTGTAGGGGCTGCCGTCCCTTATCAAGGAGATGTATTTGGTGGTATAATCCAATTTGCAGATTTAGGAGGTGGTCAAACTAGGGTTATTGTAGCTGGTGGACATTCCTTTGAAAATAGCGATGTAGTTAATATTGCTTTTACTGCTAATTATAATGGTAGCTATACTGTATCTAATGTCATTAATATAGATCCGACTTTCCAATTTGGAACTTTTGATATAACCGCTACTTTTGTAGCTGATGATGCTCAAGGTGTAGCAACGCTACTTGATGGCAGTAATATCTATATAGATAACTTTTTTAAACAGGGAGTAATCGACGATATAACATCTGTAACAGATAGCGGAGGTCTAGCTTTATTTACTACAACTGGCACAGCTCCAACAACTGGGCAATCATTATTTATCAAAGGCACTAATAATTACGATCAAGGGGGTTATGCAGTTAATGTAACTGGAACAACATTTACTTTACTTGATAGCTTTGGTGTAGCCGTTCCATTCACCTCTGCTGAGACTCCAGCAAATGCAATATTTAATACAGGTAGCTTAGATCAAACAAATAATGTTGTAACTACGAATAATACTGGCGGCATTATTCCCGACTCTCAAACGCTAGGTAACAACATATTGACTTCAACAATTGCCTTTCCTGCGACTACAACACTAATAGAGGTAGTAACTGGTACTTGGTTAAGTGATGAAACGGAAAGATTTAAAGCGACATCGACTGGCAGCTTGATTTATACAGGCAAAACAACTGCTACAGTCTCAATATCTGCGAAAGTAATAGCTCAAAAAACATCAGGCACAACTGCTGAATTATTTGTTAATGTAATGCGTAAAGATGCTGGTCAACCTTCTTTTGTAGAAATAAGCAATCATCCATCAACTAGAGGAGAACTACTATCATCAAGAGCTAACACTTATCCAATAACAACAATTATTGATAGCATAAGCACAGGCGATGAAATAGCAATTGGTATTGCTGGCGATTCCTCTTTTACTGTAGATATTTTTTCAATCGATATGAATATTAAAAAATAATGAAAGCATTAATAAAACCTTATTTAGAATCGCAAGGTATCAATGAAGACTTTAAAATCTTATTCTTGCGATACACTACTAGAATTTATAAAGCAGATAATGGCTTTTATAAAATAGAGTTTCCTCTGTGGCGGTTTAACTGCCCTAAGCCTTCTTTTTCCCACAATGAAATTAAAGAAGCTTTATTAAATGATTTAAAAGATGCCAAGATAGATTATGTCAATAGTAAATATGCAGGAGATCAATCAACAATAGATTTAAAAATTTCTGAAATAAATAACTTATCAACTGAAGAAGATTTAAGAAATTATGGCTAATATTACAAGAAAGCATTACAAATTATTTGCAAACGCTGCTACTAACAATGGTCAATTTGGATCATCACAAGCAGGAACTAAAATAGAAAGCAATGACCCCGACATTATCCAAGCCCTAGCTGCTTATGATAACGGCTGGTTAGATGCTACAAGCGGAGCTACTAAGCTACCACCACTTGAAGAAATGCAAGGCTTGCAATATAACAATAGCCGCCAAATTTATTATTTAACACAAAAAGGTATTCCCGAATATAACGCATCACTTGACTATCATATAGGAGACATAACAAGAGAAATAGGTGGCTCAAAGGTTTATGAATCAATCACAAATAACAATGAAGGTAACGCCTTAACTGATGTTGCTAATTGGCAATTATTAGGTGATTTAGCTAATTTAATTAATACGCAACAAGCCACCACAACAGCACTAGGAACAACCCTACTCCCTAAACCAATAACAATAGCCAACAACTCAACCGACTCTGACCACGATATAGATTTTGGAGCTGGTGTTATGAATTTTGATGATGGCAGCGGACAGGCGGCAACTAGTGCATTGACTAAACAATTTGATGCAACCTTTGCTCTTGGCGATGATGCAGGTGGTATGGTAAGCGGCGAGTCTTTACCAACTGATGGCTTAGTTTATATGTTTGTTATATCAACAGCAGATGGAACGCTAACTGACATTATAGGCACTACAACAAGAGATGGCTCAACAATTAGTGGCGATAGTGTTGTTAGCACTAATAGCTTAACCAAAAAGCAATATATCGGTGCTTTTTATACCGATGCTAGTAATAATATATTGGCTGGTCAATATTTTGTAAATAAAAGCGGGTATAGATTCCAATATAAAGGTTATATTTTTGTTGATAACTCAAGTTCTATTTCAAGAAAAGCTATTAACATGAGAGTACCACCCAATGCAAAGGTAGATTTTTTAGCTCAATCAGGGGGCAATAGTTCAACAATTTGTTTTACATTGTACACAAATTTAAATGACTTTAATATTAATCCTCAGAACAATTATTGCAGTCAAGGAACAAATATTAATTTTGGAGGATACTCTCAACTTTCAGAAACAGCAAATGAGAACGGTGAAATCGGCAAAAGGAGTAATAATTTATTAACAAGCTTTAATTCTACACGAACTAAAGGCTGGGAAGAAAAATATTAAATTAATAAAACTATGGATATTTCAAGAAATACAGTAACAGGCGAAATTAAAAAAGAAACTAACCTAAGCGGCACTTTTAGAATAAATGATTGGGTAGATTGCATTGACCGCACAACTGGGAATATAAAAGCTGATGAGAAGCCTTTAATTGACACTTGGGAGCTAACGCAAGCTAAAGAAAAAAAGCTAAAAGAGCTTGAGGGTATAAAAGATGATTTAGATTCAAGTAATTATAATCATTATCACGATGATTTATTTCCAGCTTATGAAGTAATTGATGGTGTTTTGCAAACAGAGGCAGGCGGTGTAAGCTTTCAAGTAGATTTACAATTTAGGCAAGTTAATGGCAGAAATATTGTTGATATTATTAACTATATTAAAAATGCTAATTTTGAGAATAGAGTAAGAACTCTTGAGAGTAATACAGATAAGTTGCAAGAGTTTATAGACTATTTTTGTGATATTATAGATAGTGCTGGTAATTTTTTACGCAAAGGACAAGTTAGGCTTGATATTAAATTAGCAAGGGCTTTAGAGGGTCATGTGTTGTATAGATTAGCTATCAATAGCACTTATTTTAGAAGCATTAAAGAATCTATTAATAACTCAACAACAGTTGCAGAAATTGAATCAATCGAAATTCCTAAAAATGAAAATGGCACAAGGCTTGATTTATCTTGAAATGAAACACTCCCACAAAACAAACATAATTTTATGCAAATACCTTTTAAACTAATGTTAGATTATATCTCTTCAATTATCTATGGTTTTGTTGCTTTCTTATTTTTAGGCATGGTTACACT